GGCTGCTGGTCATGTTCTCCACAATGGTAAGTCCATGGTGGTTACTGTTGGCCACAACCTTCAACAACCGTGCTTTTGGGACGAAGGCGGGAAGCTTCCTGTGGTGGTTAAGGCTACCATGTTCAAAGCAGGAGCGCCGTGGTGTGACTCGTTGGTTGAGTTGGTTGCCCCTGTCAACCTTCCTCGAGCATCCGTTACCGCGAAGATAACCGCCCCAACACGTTGTGCCATCGTCCGAAATGGACATATCAGTTTTAACGAGGTCGCCGTTTCTGACGGTGAGGATCATGCGCTCATACACAAAGCGGCAACAGTGCCGGGTTGGAGTGGATCTCTGATCTTTGGCTGTGTCGAGGGGAAATGGTGTGTTGTGGGCGTCCATGGTGGTTACCTCGAGTCCCAGAAGACTAACTGGGGCCTCTCTTTTTTCTGAGCACTGGCGTGCCAAGGTGGTGCGCGCGTTCACAGTATAGATACAAGCCTGCACTGAGCACTCGCATTTCCACTAATATGTATTGGGCGTCGTTTTTGTCGAAAAAAGGGTTGACTCAACCACAGCTACTGAGAGGAATCTCGGTAAAGAAGCGTGATCTCTATGGACTTGGTGTCGCAAAGTTCTTTAACCGAAAGGTAGATATTGACCTCGAGGCGCTTAATTGCGCGCGGGGCTTTGTTCTTGACATGTTGCGAACGGAAGTCGGAAGTTGCACGCCGTTGAGCTTTGAGGAAGCAATCGAGAGGATTATGTTGCATGCCGGGAGTTCAGCGTCTGGTCCTCGCTGGAACAAATGGGGGCAGACCAAGCGGGAAGTACTCACAAACGTGGAAGCGTTGGAAGAACTCCGCAGAATGCTCGAACCGGACCAACTCCTGTTAGATAGCTACTTCACGCTCAGTCTGAAAGATGAGTTGCGCGACATTGTCGAAGGGTGTCCGAAGGACGCCCGCGTGTTTCTGCCCGTATCACTCCCTTTACTCGTTGCCACTGTTATGGTGTATGGTCGATGGAATGATCGTTTCGTTGACACAGAGTTTTGGGGGTCCATGGGGCCTGGTTTCTTGCGCGGGGGTGCTGATCGCCTAGTAAACAGGTTGCAAAAACATCCCTTATTTGGCGAGGGGGACGCACAAAAATTTGACACGTCACAAAATCCATTTATGCGTGAGGTGGTGTATGGACTCCGGAATGAGTTTGTCTGGCACGAGTTGCGGGCGATCGTAACTTTTTTGTTGATATGGCCACGTGTCATGACTCCGGATGGTCAGTTGTGGGAGTTGCCCGGAGGGAACCCATCCGGGAGCTTCAATACCCTTGTGGACAACTCAATTCTTACTCTCCTCGTCATCGTATATGCCTTTTATCGGTGTTTTGGGCGTTTGCCAACGGTGCGGGAAATCGAGTTGATCGTTACTGGTGACGACTACTTGTATAGTACTGTGCTCTCGGCATTCACTCCAGAGATGGTGAGGAAGTATGGCAGTGAATTGGGTCTGACTTACGACACCGGGGAGCTCAAGAGTTTGTCAGATTCGACGTTCTGTCAGAAAAGGTTTGAAAAGAGTGGGGACACTTGGGTTGGAGTGCCAGAAGCTGAGCGGTTTTGGGCAACCATGGCGTTGAACAGGTGCGAAAGCCCCTATGATACGGCTGTCCTCAGCCAATCGGTGATGATTGAGCACTTTTACAACGAGAGTTTGCGTAGACTCCTGAGG